TTTTAGCGTTAGCTAAAAAACCTTGACAAATTATTGGTGGTTTGCTAAACTATAGATGAATCACGAGATGTGGTTCTGTGTTAATTTTCTTTATAATTTCTTCCATTAGTATAGTCGGTTCTAGCTCTTGCGACTATACTCCTTTCAGTTTAGAGTGACGTCTGAGATGGACGTCGTTTTTTTTAATAAAAATCTTGACAAACTCTTATGATTTTGTTAATCTATAAATAAGCCATGAGATATGGCTTATGTAATAGTTTTTCATTTTAATTTCCTATTTTATATTCGTGAGTAGTACTCGAATGTAAACCTTTCTTTTTTCTCAGAGAAGAAACGTTCTAGATGGACGTTTCTTTTTTGTTGGTTTTATATCTCTACTTTTGTTATAATAAAGGAAATGAATTGACAAAGGAAAATTTGCACTATGAACTATATGCATTTATTGGTTGGTCATCCAACGCAATATTCTAAGAAATTTGAAGTGTGCTATGTACTTGGCGACACGGCTTATGTTCGTCCAAAACGATTAAAAGAGGATGCGAAAGTTTCGTTTATGGATTGGCCAGACACGGTTTTAGGACGCTTGCAGGCTGCTTATGACCGTATTCCTTTGAAAGACGATTGTGATAGTGTTTTGGTTGATTATCGAAAATTAGTGGCCTGTTTGAAAGATGCCTTTATTGCTTTAACAAATGGTTCTTATGAGTCGTCAGAGTTATTTGAGGAAACCTGCTCAGATAGTGAGTTGCGACGTGTTTTTTTAGCTGCTTTGGGACTTTTTGAAAAAGATATTCCTACGGTATTACGGTCAAAAACCAATGATGTTTGGGATTTTTTAGAAGAATTAGAAACATCTGAAATCCCTGATAAAGCGGTATTTAATCGTTTACAAGAGCGTTATTTAGATAAAGGTTTTTCGGTTTTTGTTTTACCTGAGGCGTTGATTGGACACAATTATGGTACAATTTGTGAAGGTTCAGGAATTTATCAACAATTGCTTTTTGATTTGGTTCATCCGTTTGACGCTACTTTTTTAGTCAATACGTCGCTGACAACGTTAGCTAAGATTGAACAAGGTGTCTTTAAATCTGAGATAATTGATGGGCAATTGTTAAATGTGATTGGTGATTGGCTGTGTTATCTGGATGCTGTTGTTGATCAAACAATCACGTTGAATGAATTGTCGAAAGAAACACGTGTGACGAGTTATAAAGCGATGTTTGAAAAGTTTCAAGCATACGGAGGACTTAGTGGTGTGTCTTTGCATTTATTTGATGATGTAAAATTGTCGTCAGTTAGTTTAGATGAACTTAAAGAAGATTTGTTGAAATCAAAAAATCGTGTTGCTGTTGATAGTGTTTCACCTGAAATTATGTCTTTTGAAGAGACGACGTCTTTGTTAGATAACTCTTTGTCGAGTTTAAAGGTGGCAACATCAGAATGTGCGAGTAATATTGCTGAGATTTCAGAAGGTTTTGAGTCAGATGTTGTTGACTTAAATGAAGCAATTATGAGTACATCTGAAGAACATCAATCGAATAGTTTATATTATTCAGAAGCATTATCAGAACCAATAGGCGTATTTGAAGATTTGGGTAGTAAATCTACGGTGTCCACTTGGTCGGCTGATAATAATGAATTTAGAGAATTGGCGATAAGTGAAGGTTTGACTGATTATGCGGTAAAACATTCGGTTAATTTGTTTGATTTAGAACCTAAAGAAGATATTGTTGGTGATTCTTTGAAAAAGATTAAGGAACCTAATGTGGTTTATGTGAAACAATCCATTGGTGATCTTTCTGATACTTTTAAGGCACAATCTGAAGATAATGCGTTGATTAAAGATATTTCTAAGAAAGATACGTTTTATGTGGAGTCGTTACCTCAAGTAGTATCTGAGGACGTTGTTCTTGAGTTAGATACGACAGTACCTAAAAAAGACACGCTTTATATAGAACCGATGCGTAAAAAAGGAACAGTTGATTCACCGTTCTTTTATCCTTGGTGTGATCCCTCGATTACTGAAAGTGATATTGTTGTGACGGATAAAAAACCAGGTTTTTATACGACAGGTTTAGAAATTGCTTTAGACAACTTACCGCCAAAAGATGTTTTGAAAAATGTTTATGTCGATTATGGATCGTTGCGTGCGGCTGTGCAGCTTTGTTTGATGCAAGACTTTTTCGATGTTCGTGTGATGGTTAATGAGTTGTTGACTGTATTTAATGAGATTGGCCGTGGCGATTATGCGCTTTACGACGATTTGCGTGTCGAAAAAATTAAATTTTTGCGCAGTGGTTTAGTACGTTGCCTTTTAGATGCCATCAAGGGTGACGTTGTGCTACCACTATGGGACAATCAAACAGTTGATCAATTTGGTTTTGATGTGAAAACTGTTCAGTGTGTGTTAAATGATTTAGTAGAAACTTATGGTCGTGAAGAAGGAACCATTGAACACTGGTTTACAATTTCCAACGAAACAAAAGGCTTGATTAAACAAGCTCTTGACTATGTATCAGACGATACGATGTTTGTCAAAGTGCCTGTGTCTCTTAAACATACGGAATTTGGCGATTGGCTGTTACCTAAAGAATGTGATGCCTTGTCACAACTTCTCTTTTTTGATGCTAAAAAAACCGATTGGTACCGTTCAAAAGCCATTGAAAAGGATTTGATGGAACAATACAAGGGTTGTTCTTTGTTACCTCTTGACTTTTTGAAAGACGATACGGTGACGAATCCAAGTCGCTATCGTAAGAACAACATTGAAGCCTGGGATTTCACCATTCAATCGCTTTTGCCACATCCTTTAGCAACAGTAGCTGAATACGTGATTCGTTACCCTTATAAAGGTGGGCGTGAAGATTTGGAAAAGGCCATTGCTTGGGCTAAGAAGGCTGAGCAGTCTTTACCTTATCTTCAAGCAACCGTTGGTTATGGTGACAGCGTTGTTGATGATCTTCCTAAGGTCACTAAGGAGCAGTTTCCAGATTGTTCGGAAGGCCAGCGTGATGTTTTGCGTGCGGTGCAAAAAGCAACCTTGGCGCTTCGTGGTAGCCTTGGTTATGGCGAGCCTGAGGAGGCCTTGAAGGATGTAACGGATGGCGTGAAGAAGCTTTTGGAAGAGATGTAAAGAAAGAGACGATTGTTTGTCTCTTTTTTAATAGCTTTATTGTTATTTTTTTGTTAAACTAAAGATGAATTATACGTTTAAATTTAAAGAAAGGGACGACTTCTTTAATAGAGATGTTTGTCGTTTAACGTTTATATGAAAGCACGTAAAAAACCAATTGATGTAATGGCCATTCATTATAATCATAATGTTATCTTTGATAAGTTTTTAGAGTTGTTAAGAACTAATGAAGATGAACCTGTTCGATACGATGAAATAGATAAAACAATTTATATTCAAAAAGAACGTGGAGAGATTGCTTTGAAGTATGGCGATTGGGTTATTTTTGAAGAAAATACAGACAAATGTTTTTGGGCTATTGATCATGACATTTTTCTAAAGATATATGTTAGAGTTCCGAATACAGTTAATACGTTTGTTAAAAAGGTTTATGAGGTTGACTGTGTAGAATTTAAGTCTTTAAAGGAACATGATATTATTGATGTTTTAGATTTTGTAGGCTATCAAATTAATCAGAATGAACCGTTAACTTTTCTTCAACGAAATGATTTGATCGAAGAAATTAAAGAACAAGGATATATTGTGATAAAGACATTGGAAGGTGATGAGAAATTATATCCTACTGAGGTTTTGATTCGAGGTGTTGGAGGTGAATATTATCCTGTCAAACGAGTCAATTTTGATAAAGTTTATGATGTGATTATACCGGAGGTGTTAAAATGACAATAATTATTTCAGCGTTTCCTTGTCTTGGAAAGACTACTCTGACTAATCAAAATAAAGAAAAATATCTTGATGTAGAACTTTATGAAAGTAAAGCGACTAAGGGTATGTCTGAAAGCGATCAGAAAGAGTTCTTTAAAGCAAATGCGCTAAAGATTAAACTAATTTATAATACTGGTTATTATGACGCAATTTTTGTAACCGACGATGAACGATTGTTAAGGGAGTTGCGTTTATGGGGTTTACCTATTATCCACGTATTACCTAATCCTAGCAACATGGAGCATCTACAAGAATACATCTCAAGGGTGATTGCTCGCTCAGGGTTAAATTGGTATCAGGATGTTCTTTCGGAGGATATTACTAGGCTAAAAGACAAACTTTATAAATTACAAACTTTAGGTGAGAAAGTTTACCTAGTAGAACCTAACAAGTATATTGAGCATCTTGTTCCTGAGTTAACGGTGCATATGGATTAATGTGGTGCGTTAAGAAAGGTTTGAATGGCCTTTCTTTTTGTGTATTGTATCATAATTTTAGTTAGATTTTTTAGTGGACGATTTGTGGAGACACGTCCTAGCACACTAAAAAGTAGACAAATGGGCTTAGACATGTTATAATATACTCGAATAAAACTGAAAGGATTGAGTTTATGACAGTTTATAAGCCATATGAATTTGCTAAATTATTGGGTGTGACCGTTAAAACATTACAACGTTGGGATAATATAGGCCGTTTAAAAGCTTATCGTTCACCATCTAATCGCAGATATTACACAGATGAACATTATCATCTGTGTACAGGTATCACTGATGACAAACCAAAACGAAAAATTGTAGCGTATACTCGCGTATCATCAAGAGGACAACGAGATGATTTAAAAAACCAAACAGCCTTCATTCGAAATTATACGAACGCACAGGGTATCATTGTTGATGAATATCTTGAAGATATTGGAAGTGGATTAAATTATCATCGTGACAAATGGAACAAATTGCTTAATGATGTTATGACTGATAAAATTGAAACAATTTATATCACTTATCAAGATCGGTTTGTTCGATTTGGTTATGAATGGTTCGAACAACTTTGTCAACAACATAAAACTAAAATTATTGTTTTAAATGATATTACAACAAGTCCTGAACAAGAAATGATAGAAGACTTAACATCTATTATTCATGTATTCTCTTACCGTTTATACGGTTTGCGAAAATACAAATCAAAAATTAAAACAGATAAGGAGGTGATCTCTCTTGGAATTGACGAAAAAAATAGCACTATATCCCAATCAAACAATGGCAAAGGTACTTGATGATTTATGTGATTATCGTCGTTATTGTTGGAATCAAGGATTAGAATTATGGAATGATCTTTATGACCAACGTGTTGAAATGGTTCCTGCGGATCTTCGAAAAAAATCACAATTAGCTATTAAAGATAAAAGTATTGTTTTTTCTGAAGAAGAACAGGAACTTTTAAGTATGTTTCCATCACCTTCGAATCGTGTTGTTCGAAATTTATTGGTTGCAGATAAAGCTGATTGGCAGTATTCACGATCTTCTCGTGTGTTACAATTAGCTATTAAAGATTTGGCAAATGCATGGTCTGCGTTTTTTGATAGTAAGAAACCTAAGAAGAAAGGTTCTAAAAAGAAAAAACGAAAAGTTGGAAAACCTTCTTTTCGATCTAAAAAGAATCCAAAACAAGGTTTTAAAACGGATCGTGCATCTATTAAAAATGGAAAACTTGTTTTAGATAAACCTAAAGAATATAAAGATGAGTGGTATGGAATTTCTTTTAGAGGATATGATTTACCTGATGGAAAAATCAAGCATTGTACCATTACTAGAATTGGTAATTCTTATCAAGCAACAATCACAATTGATTGTCCTGAGCAACCTTTATCTAAAATAGGTAAAAAAACAGCTATTGACGCTAATGTTAACCATTTTGATTATACTGACGGTTCTTTCAAAGTTTTTCCAAAACGATTAGAACGTTTATATGCTCGAATCAAGAATTATCAACGTTTGTTAGCTAGGAAACGTCACGAAAATGGTAAAAACGCTACACATTCAAAACAATATTTTAAAGTGAAAACCAAACTTCAAAAATGTTATCAACGTGTGGCAGCTATTCAAAATGATTTACTTCATAAGTTTACAACAATGATTTATCAAACCTATGATACTGTCGTTATTGAAGATCTTGATGTACAAGCTATGCAAATGCAAAAGAAAGCTAAAAATCTACATCGTTCTTTATTCGGTCGTTTTCGTCTTTATATGGAATATAAAGCTATCAAATTTGACAAAACACTTATCTTAGCTGATCAATTTTATCCTTCGACACAACGTTGTTCACATTGTGGTCATGTTAAAACAGATGATGATAAAATTGGATTAGATGGT